TAGGAACTGGCATGCCAAAGTATTTGGCACGGAAGGAACGTATCTTATGGCGAATTTCTTAAAGCGGTACCTTTCCCATAGCTCAGCAAGCTGAGTAATCCTTGTACCGGGATAGGCACTAGGTGAAATAGGAAAAGTTTTGCGAATCGCTTTAAACACCGTGTTAGGCGATGCAGTGGCGGATACCCTCCCAAGGAAGTCGCTCCCAGTGAGAGTGACAACCTTGTTGTTGATTGGACGATGGTTCGCGTTAGCCTGCATGAGGGATAACATGGTGGACATTTGGACAACTTGGCCAACGTTAGTAGACGCTTTATTGCGCATATTGTTGTTCTGGTTGCTGTTCTTTTTCTTGTTTTGTCTCTTGGCATGGCCTTTCTTGCCTGCTTGAGTATTACGGTTGTTACCTGTCATTGTTTTCTATTTTCAATCTAGACGATCATGACAGCGGTCTGGCAATACTACCCGGAGACCAAATCGGGATTACGCTTAGTAGAACACAGCACCATTGCCATCGACTTGGTAATCGTCAACGGCGATGGGGTCTATGTATGTAACACCGTTAGCCCACTGAGAAACTTGGTTCTCAAAAGCGACCTGAAGGCCAGGCGACCATCCAGTTTGTAAACTGACAGCTGCCCGGCAACAAGGGAGAATTGGTAGACTCCTGGTCTTCTTACCTGCGATAATCTTAGCGATCTCGTAACGTCGAAACTGCTTGTTAACTCTTCTTTGCTTACCTGATGAGAGTAAGGGCTGGAGATGGTTAATAAGAGCTTGACACAAAACTGACATCATTGGGGTATGAGGATCAGTTGAGAGGTAGGAATAAGCTTTAGCCAAAGCTAGGCAACGTAAGTCACCCTGTTTGACAGTGATGTGGAACTTTGAAAAAGATCTAGGCAAGTCACAAAACTCTCTGTGACAACCTGAACAAATAGATCTCCCACAGAAGTTTGCAACTTCTGGAATAGGGGGAACTACGACTTTGAGTTTAAATCCTAGGAACTGTGCAAAGTTTAAGTTTGCAACAACATCATCGACGGCATCAATATTACAGTTGATGAAACCATCGTCACCTTCGTGAAAGGATGACCATGTCTTGGGGTCCTGCTTTCGGAGGCATGACCAGATGATGAAACGATTTAAGAAACCATTAGCAAT